ACAGGTAACAGTCGTTATAAGGCTCGTGAGCGTTACAGTTTTGGTGTATCTGACCCGTTAGGGATCTTCGGTTCACCTGGAGCATAAAACTTTTAGAGGGGGCGAGTAACATCGCCCTTTCTTTTTAATTAAATACCTCTATACTATAAAAATTACCTTAGCAGTCGTATACTACGGCTGACATTTGCCAAGATAAGGAGATTTACATGGCTAATACAACATTCAACGGCGCTGTCCGATCGAAAAATGGTTTCAAAACTATTGATGTAACAGCAGCAACGGGAGCCATCACTGATGGTTTAGTAATTAATTCAGACGGTAATATCTATAACGATGCTGGTGGACATATTCAATATGCTGCGGCAACGGGTTATGGGCCTGCTGATATAATTATAGGTAAAGGCGGTAGCCAATATGGTACAGTTGACCCCTATGCAGAAAGTTCAACTCAGTTATTTCCACTAGGTAGCAGATTATTTTACGGTAATACTGTTTATCGTTATGGTAAAATGGGTTCAGGTGCAGTTACAGCAGGAAAATGTGTAACTCACGCTGCTTCAATAGCACATCACTTTGACTTAACACCTACTGCTGGTGTCGCTGCTGGTGAAACTGCAATTTCTTTAGAGACTGCTGGTACTGATTTAACACTAAATCAATACGCTGGTGGGTATCTATATGTCAATGATGCAGCGGGTGAAGGTCAGATGCTTAGAATAAAATCTAACCCAGTACACGATCACTCAGCAGATCCTTCAGTAATTATCACTTGTTATGATGATTTAGCAACAGCTATAACTACAAGTTCACGGGTAACTTTAATTGCTGATCCAAACAGTGCATTAATTGGTCAAGCGGCTACCACTACAGGCGCAACAATGGGCGTCACGGTTATGGACATGACAGCAGCCTATTATGGTTGGTTTGCAGTTTCAGGACCGGCCACAGTATTAACTTCAGGAACCTTGGTTGTAGGCAACCATGCAGTGCCATTAGGTGCTGTTGGTGCGGTCGGACCCGCAGCAGGGGACGTAATACAAGTGATTGGTGTTGTTATGATTGTTAACGTGACTACTGATTATTCATTAATCAACCTTACCGGCATTATCTAAAAAACAGATCATGTCTGATGTTGATTAAGATGAATTTAGTATAAGTTGCATATAAAAATTGATGTTGGGGGGCATTGCCCCCCTTCATTAAAGGAGTAGATCATGGCTGATGTAGTTACAAGTCAAACCATTCAAGACGGCGCTCGTCATGTTGTGATGAGCTTTACCAATGTGAGTGATGGCAGTGGTGAAGCTGCGGTAAAAAAGGTTGATGTTTCTGCTTTAGAGTCAGACCCGATGACGGGTGCTGCCTGTGATGGAGTGACCATTCAATCGCTTACATTCTCAAATTTTGGTATGAGCGTGAAACTTCTTTGGGATGCTTCCACAGATGTTTTGGCGCTTCATTTGCCTGCGGATTATGCAGATACGCTGGATTTTGGTGATGGCGGATTAAAAAATAATTCAGGTTCAGGTAAAACCGGAGACATTATGTTGACTACAGTAGGTCATAGTTCTGGTGATGCTTATACGGTTACTCTGACGATGACTAAAAATTACGCATAGGAGATCATTGTGGCAAAGCTAGAAATATTTCAAAATGGTACTTCACTGCATCCAGATACAATGGGTAATCCTATTTATCAGATAGGTTCTAAAAATTCCGATGGTGAATTTGATGTCGTTGTTTTTGATGCAATGACTGAAAAAGAAGCTAAAGCAAAGCTAAAAGAACTTAATCCCGTTAAGGCCGCTCCAAAGCCAGAGCCAAAGCCAGAAAAGAAAGCAGTGCCAAAGAAAAAAACCGCGTCTAAAAAAGTAGCTAAGAAAAAAATAGCTAAAAAGAAGTAAGGAGACCGGAATAAATGGCTACTAGTGGTACTTATGCGTTTAATCTTGATTTAAGCGATATTCTTGAAGAAGCCTATGAACGGGCTGGCTTAGAGTTGCGCAGTGGCTATGATTACCGCACAGCAAGGCGTAGCTTGGATTTAATGTTTCTTGAATGGCAGAACAAGGGGTTAAACCTTTGGTCTGTACAGGAAGGCTCTCAGGAGCTTACAGCGGGTACTGGTCGTTATGCCTTATCTAGTGATCAACTGGATGTGATTGAGGCTTCTTTAAGAACTGATGATGGTGATGCTGATAAACAGACTGATCTGACGATGAGTCGGATTTCAATTAGTCAGTATTCACATCTGACTAATAAGCTCACTCAAGGCCGTCCCATTCAGTATTGGGTCGAAAAAGACCCAGGTGCTATAGCGTTAAACGTGTGGCCTGTGCCTGATGACGCAGAAACTTACAAAATCAACTATTACTATATACAGCGGATAGAAGATGCGGGCAGTCCGGCTTCTAATAATGCGGATATTCCTGCTCGATTCATGCCTTGTATGGCTGCTGGTCTGGCTTATTACATTAGTATGAAGCGTCCTGAAGCCTCTGAAAGAGCGCCATTGCTGAAGCAAATTTATGATGAGCAGTGGAATTTAGCGGCAGATGCTGACAGAGATAAGTCTTCGTTTTACATGGTTCCTGGCGGATACAGTCGATTATGAGTAGTTACGCAGCAGGAAAAAGGGCATTTGGATTCTGTGACCGGACAGGGTTTCGTTATCTACTCAAGGATTTAGTGCCTCAAATTGAAAATGGCAGGCCCAATGGGTTGCTGGTAGGCCGTGATGTAGTTGATGAAGATCAGCCTCAGTTACAGTTAGGCAAGTTAAGGACACTCGATCCGCAGGCTTTAAGGAAGTCAAGGCCAGATACGGGCCAAGCTGAAAGCAGAAAGTTATATGCTTTTGACCCTGTAGGTGGCGGAAACTCAACATTAGGCGGTAGAACCGTTGGATTAGATATCACGGCAGTAGCCGGTAAAGTTACTGTGAGTACAGACTAATGGCCTGGACACTAACAACACTGAAAAGCACCATTCAGGATTATTTACAAAATACAGAAACGACTTTTGTTAATGATCTTTCTACTATTATTATTCAGGCCGAAAATAGAATACTTAAATCTGTGCAGTTACCAGATTTTAGGAAGAATACAACAGGTACGATGACGAGCGGAAATGCTTATCTAAATACCCCAACTGATTTTATGGCTCCGTATTCTCTAGCTCTTGATAATAGTGGCTATGAATATTTACTTTTTAAGGACGTTAATTTTATTCGAGAAGCGTACCCAGTCTCATCAACAACGGCAACACCAAAGTATTACAGTATTTTTAGCGACAGTAGTTTTATTCTTGGGCCAACGCCTGATAGCAGTTATGCGGTTGAACTTCATTATTTTTACAAACCTACATCTATTACTGCTTCGGGAGATGGAACGAGTTGGTTAGGCGATAATGCAGAAACAGCATTGCTTTACGGATCTCTTGTTGAAGGCTATACCTTTATGAAGGGTGAGCAGGATATGTTGGCGATTTATCAGCAGCAATATGAGGAGGCTATGACCAATCTAAAATCTTTGGGTGAGGGATATAGCACGACAGATAATTACAGAAGTGGAGCTGTAAGGGCGCGTAAAATATAATGTTAGGACTAAATTCAATAGTAGAGCCTGGTATTTGTGAGGTTCACACAACAGAGCATCGAGGTTTTACTCCAGAAGAAATTGCAAAAAGATCGGTAGGAAAAATTGTTTCTATTGCAGAAAGTGCTGATCCAGCAGTTAGAGAACAGGCAGAAGCATTTAAGAGCAGACTTTTTCATGTAATTGTAAAAGCCTGTAATGATGCGATTCAAAGCGATAGAACAACGCTATCAAGTCTTTTAACACAACAAGGCCATAAAGATATGGCGGATATTTTGAGGAAAATCTGATGGCAATTACGCAAGCAGTATGTACCAGTTTCAAGTCAGAGCTATTGCAAGGAATTCATAATTTCCACAATGGATCGGGCGGTGGCACGACTACAACGACGGGTACTGGCAACACATTCAAGATAGCACTTTATACATCAAGTGTTACTTTGGCGGCATCAACAACGGCGTATTCTGCAACCAATGAAACTTCTGGAACAAATTATACAGCAGGAGGGAATACCCTCACGAATGTTGATCCTTCAGCTTCAGGAACGACTGCGCTTACAGATTTTGCAGATACCACTTGGTCTTCGGCTACGATAACTGCAAACGGAGCATTAATTTATAATTCCAGCACCACGGCGGGTTCAGCAAACAGAGCGGTAGTTGTCCTTGCTTTTGGTGGTGATAAAACTTCAACGGCAGGTGATTTTACAGTTTCATTTCCGGCAGCAGATGCCAGTAATGCGATTATTAGAATCGCCTAAGAGTTA